TTCAAGACAAAAATGGACGCTGGTATGACGCGCACGACGACTGGGAGGACTTTTGCGAGCCTAAGTTCTGGATGCCGTTCCCACCGCACCCGATTACCAAACAGGCTCAATTAAACGACGATATAAGCGATGAATGATTTGCCATTACCACCACCTTTGCCGATTCTAGCGGTGTTATTGGTTGTTCTTTTTGCATTGGACCTTCTGATTGATCACGATCAGCCAGATTGTTCATTTAATGATACTCAACGGTGCAAATGCCATAAAGGAAGCGAAGACTTATGACTAAACCAGAAGAAGCTCTTCAGCACATGGTAGCCCTGAAAGACCATGATTACCCAGAAGTAGCGCATATTGAGGCCGATGATATCCTGTGCGAGGTCCTGAAAGGGCTTGGGTACCACGACTTAGTAGATGCGTTCAGGGATGTAGATAAGTGGTACAATTAAAAGCAGTCGCAAGAATGACCCTCAAGTCTTCCAAGGCCGACAAAGCATTTATGTTTGATTGCATCCAAGCTGGAGGTGCGATCCGCGAACTTGCGGCTTTTGCAATCAATAAAGGTTGGTCGCCTCGCCGGTTCCGCGTCATGTGCGAATACGCGGTATTGAAGGATTTGATTGATGAATAGAAAGCCTTTAGATGCGTGAGCCGACTTAATCTAAGATAAATCAGGCTAGCTTGTTTCGATTATCAGCCCTTTGCGGTAGAGCTTCATTTGAGTGAGCAGCACAGCCCGCATTAGCCCTTCCCATGACCATTCGAGGCCGTTGCTGTCAAAAATCCGGTGCGCTTCTGCACAGCCATAAAAGCCTAGCCAGTTGGGTGGCTTGCAAGACGTTCCGCCAATGCCAAACTTGCGAACGTGGCAAATAACGGTTGTTTCTGTTGACCCGCCACAGCCGCACCAGTCAGCCAAGCACACCTCGCCTTTAGCGCTGCGCATAATCGCATCGTTTGAGCTTGCCCGCTTGCCCTCTGCTACCCTGTGCAAACCCTTAGAGCGGGTGCGCGGGGTCTTCTGGTATATCGGGCGCCCGGTGAGGTTCATTTCGCTTCGTCCGGTATCACAAGGGACCAGCCTTGCTCTGTTGCGTGTTGATAAAGCGCGTCTTGATATGCGCTTAGCTGCTTCGGTGTCATGCCGCTTGACACGCTCAAAAGCCCACTGGCGAGCAACTTGCATTGCTTTTCGTCAGGCCATTGATCCGCGCCAATCTTTTCCCAAATCCAAGAAAACTGTGCATCTTGGCGACGTATCGGAAGTGCAAACATATAGTGCATTTCGCCTTTCACGTCTCGCAAAGACACGTCACCGCGCTGCGCTGCTATTTGACCAAAATGCATATGAATTAATGCATTTTGAGACAGTGACTGCCCCGCACCAGGGCATATCCGAAAAGGATAGGGGCTAGGGTGCCCCTGCATCCAAGAGCAGAAGCTAACCCAGTCCTCGGCGTGGCGTATGGTGCGGGTTTGGTTCATTCGCCCATTAGGGCCTTCATATCCCAGCCTTTAACGCCGGGTTGGCTTTTCATCCTTAAGGTTTGGATAGGTTGGCGCACTGCGAATGCATCGATTGCGCGGCAAAGATAGCGATGGAACTCTGTGCGGTGCATTGGTCGCCCTGCGGCACTCAAAGACATATCGCGCGTGCGAAACTTATGGACAGGATCGCTTTCATATGCCGGAACGCAAGTTTTCCACACTTGAAAGAATTCGTCTGCCATCTCTTCGTCATACACGCGCTTGATTATGTAGTGATAAGCAGAAATCGTTGCTTTTGATCCAATGTTTTTTGCATTGCCAGCAAGGGCTGCTGATTCGTGCAACTCTGGATTTTTAGCAAGTATATCGTCTAATTCTGTTGCGGTTGATTGGTAATTAGCAACGCCACGAGCGAGTGAAGTAATAAGTTTAAGGGCTGCGCTAACCGTGGTGGCGTGTTTTGTGCCGGTCATTGCCAGCCGGTCGCCGTGCGTTCGTCGTGCTCCATCGTCAATGGTTTTTCGGACGTTGCTATCTAACCCGCGAACAATCATGGACTGAAAGGAAACGCCCGACATAACGCAGGCTGAAAGGCGATGCTGACCATCAATTAATGATCCGTCGCAATTAAAGCGTATCGTATCGCCATTAAGTTGCCAGCGCCCCGACAACATGTCGCGCGCGATCCGTTTGACGTGCGAAGCGCGAATGTTGCGGTTTTGCGGATTATTTGTCAGCCACTCAGCTGCTAAATCTGGTGTAACAGTTTCGATTTTCATTTGCATAGGTTTTTCCTTTTTTAAAACGGAATCTCGTCGTCAATGCCACCAGAACCGCCACCATAGCCGCCACCTTGCGGTGGCTGTCGCGGGATGTCATCGCTTGGGGGCTTTCCATCTAGCATAACAAGCTTAGACCCGTAGGGCCGCAATACAACTTCGGTGCTGTATCGGTCCGCGCCGCTCTGATCCTGCCATTTGCGATTTTCAAGCTGGCCCTCAAGATAGACCTTAGACCCTTTGCGCAGGTATTGCTCAGCGGTGCGGGCAAGAGGTTCCGAGAAAATGGCAACGCTGTGCCACTCGCTGCGTTCTTTGCGCTCGCCGCTTTCCTTATCCTTCCATGTTTCAGACGTCGCAACGCGCAAGTTGCAGACCTTGCCGCCGTTTTGGAACGTGCGGACTTCTGGGTCGCGACCTAGGTTGCCAACGAGAATTACTTTATTGACGCTAGACATTAAGCGGCTTCCCCATCGTTTAACTGCCCCATAAGGCTGTGAAATTTGTCATAGATGTTCTGGAACAGATCATCGTAATTTTCCTGAAACCGCGAAATAAAGATCTCGTTTCGGTTCCAAACGCCATTGAGTCCAACGGCGGTTTTGACTGCATCAAATTGCGCCTCTATGGCGCGCGCGCTTTCTTCTGCCATTTCGCGCGGGGTCATGTCGGCGTTGAGTTTCGCGCCGTGCGGGCCGCGTATTCCATCGGCGTCGTTGAACGGATCGCGGGACATTCCGCCGTTTTCGATTGTCTTATGTGCCTTCTCTTCGCCTTCGATAGTTTCTTCTGTTGATACACCAAGCGCGGCACCTAGCGCATAGCGCTTTGCGACCTGTACGGCAGATTGAAATTGCTGCGCGTCGTCTAGCCCGCGCTGCGGCATGGGCTTAATGGGCCAAGGCGTGACGTACTGAGCGCCGCTTTCATGGCAAACCATAGTATAAAGTGTTGTTCCCTCTGGCCATTGCACCACGGCAAGGCCGTAGGCCGCCAGCGCTGGCGTGGTCGCGCGCAACATGTCCGACAGATCAGCATAACGATAACTGTATTGACCGCCGTTTTTCATGCGGATGGTTGCGATACGGTTGCGCGGTATATCGTCAAACTCTCCACGCGCCTTAGCAAGTGCGCCGAATAGAGGCCCCTGCATTGCTGTCTCTTTCGCTATTTCGCGAGAGTTCTTAATGCCCATTCTCAGCACTCCAATTCAAAGCTAGCGCGGCGTTCCCGATCTTTCCTGTCTTTCCAAGACAGCCACCAAGCAACCTCGGCTAGATGGTTGGGAAAAAATGGGGGCTTGCTAGCAGAGGCCCCCGAGTTGACAGGGAGGAAGTCCGCAGACTTTGACCGGTCTGCAAGCGGTATAGGTGCGCGAGCGGGCGCTTGGTGCTGCGATACAAGGTTAAAATTACACCCGCCCGCGCTTCGCCGTGAGTGGCGAATTTCGTTGTTCATTGGTCATAACCCAAAGCTTGTTTAAGGCATTGATGCGCCTCTTTGATTGATTCTTGGTCTAGCTTGTCCAGACTGTGGCCGTCGTTCAAAGCGTCAACAATCCAGTAAAGTTTCGCTTCGGCTTTAATGACGTTGGCCTTTGTGGCAAGGTCGCTCATGTTGCCCACTCCGCTAATTCGTGCTCACGGTCGGCTTGAACATGCCAAAATGCGCTTTGGTGCTCATCGCGGTAGGTTCCGAACGTTAACTGTTCCACGCGCTTAATGTGGTCGTCTGACGTGACCGATGCGCACTGGTCGCGGCTTAGTTCCAGTTTACCAATGCGTAGACTTAAAAGTTTACAGCCAAATTCTGTGATTTGGAAGCTGCCAGCGCCGGTAAGTTGGGCACTAGGTTCCGTAATGAGTTCCAATTCGGGTTCTATAAAGATCATATTACATCACCTTTCGTTTGCATACTTCGCCCGCTGCCGGGCATCGAAGCGCATTGGTTGCTGCGTCATTTGCCTGCTGCAAAGCATTTATTTTCTTTTCCAATAGGGCGATATTTTCCCGAGCATCACTCAATTTTTCGGCAAGTTTAAAGCAGGTCATTGCGTAGGCAGCTGTGGTCACTGTCAATACAACAAAGCCCAGCCCAAACAGAATACTATTTGCCATGGTCGTCTATTCCTTTTGCAAAAAGTCTTTCCTAACTTCGATTAGTCGCCAGTGACGCTCGCTGCGATCAACATGCTTTTTTAGTGTTTGCTATTTATATTGTGGTACTTTTCGCAAATAGAAATCGTGCAGTCAACTAAATAATTTACGTAAAACGCAAAAAAAGCATCTTGACAAATGATTTTCGGCATTCGTAAATGCGGCATGACCAACATTCAAAACATATCGCCTGTTGCCTCTCGCGTCATCGCGAAATGCGGCGGCATCGAAAAAACAGCTTTAGCCGTCGGCCGGTCGGAAAGCTGGATCTATCGCTGGACTTACCCCAAAGGCAAACGTGGGGGCACTGGTGGAGAGGTGCCTAAGTCCGCGCAACAAATCTTAGTTTTTAAAGGTCTTTGTGAGCCGTCCGACTTTTTTGAACGCTCGCAGGAAAAAGCGTCATGATCCGGGTAAGCGTTGCGATTGCTTTTATGGCCACGGGAGCGAGCGCTGACACGTTGCAAGTGCCTGCAATCATCCTATGCGAAACACAAGAAGAGTTAGTAAAAATAACAACTAAAGGACCGTCAGCGGCGACCGATTGCGACATATTACCGCCAATATCGGGCGTTGCTTGGTCATTCGATAACGCGCAAGCTTTTGTCCTTCGCGAAATGTCTGCTCCTGGCTGGTGCAGTGCTGGGCCTGCAATCATTCACGCAATGGCCTGGACGCACAACAAGACGGGCGAGCCAAAGACAGCATTTGTAATGACCTGTGAACCCTTGAAGACACAAGCGGATACCAACTATGAGCTATGACCAAGTCACTACTCGCCAATGCGCGCGCCCCGGCTGCAATAAGCACTTAGGTCCAAGAAACCTAAGCGGCGTTTGCAGATCCTGCCTAGATAAACCTACAGGCAATTCGTCAATTCGCAGCTACCCAACTAAGCGGGAAACAGTGGATGAAAGAACGCTATCTGGCGTCCATTTTGATCGCTTTTCGTGGCTGCTGGCAAAGGGCACCGAAAAGGGGCTGACCAGCTACGCGATAGCGGGTTTTGACGCAGCCAACGTAATGGCAAAGCAGGCGATCAACAAGTCTCCTGATGTAGCTATGGAGATGTTGTAATGAGCGTTCACAAATATAGAGAGTTTATGGCAAAAAAAACTGTTAAATCTAAGCAATCTAAGCGTATTTTGTCTAAATCTGCTAGCGCGGCTAAGCACCATCAGCGCATTTCAATTGACTTTGCGTTGTCCAAAGGAAAAGCCGCGCTTTTTTTGGACACAGGTTTAGGTAAGTCTCTTTGCGAATTGGATTGGGCAAGACAGGTTGCAGAACATACCAAGAAACCCGCACTTATTTTAACGCCGCTTGCGGTTGCTGGTCAGATTGTGCGAGAGGGGCAAAAATTTGGAATTGATGCAAGGCAAATTCGCGATCAGTCAGAAGTTGGATCAGGCGTATTAGTTGCAAACTATGAAAGAATTTCAAAGCTAGATCACTCAAGTTTCGGCGGCGTGGTTCTTGATGAAAGTTCAATATTAAAATCATTTGCAGGGCAAACGCGTAAAAAGCTTTTAGATGCGTTCGGCGCAACTGAGTTTCGATTGGCAGCCACTGCAACTCCATCGCCAAACGATCACATGGAATTAGGCAATCACGCAGAGTTTCTTAGCGTCATGCGACAGCAGGAAATGCTATCAAAATGGTTTATCAATGACACGTCAACAGCTTCTCAAGAATGGCGTTTAAAGGGGCACGCTGTAGAAGATTTTTGGGCATGGGTTGCTTCTTGGTCGCGTTGCGCAACATTGCCCAGCGATCTCGGTGGCGATGACAGTGGATATATTTTGCCAGAGATCGTTCGCAACATTCACACTGTAGAGGCAGACGTTTACAAAGCGGATCAAGGAAGTCTTTTTCGCATTCCAGAAATGTCGGCAACGTCATTTCATGACGAAAAGCGCCGGACTATCAACGAGCGATGCGAAAAGGCAGCGCAACTAGCGAACCATAATAAGCCGGTGACGGTATGGTGTGAGCGGGATGACGAAAGCGCTATGCTAGTAGATGCAATTGATGGCGCAGTAGAGGTTTCAGGAAAGCTTACACCAGAAGAAAAAGAGCGTCGATTGTTGGGCTTTTCAGAAGGTGAGTTTCGCGCCATGGTTACAAAGCCTAAGCTGGCTGGTTTTGGCGTCAACTGGCAGCATTGCTCACATGCTGTTTTTGCGTCTATCTCATTTAGTTATGAGCAGCATTATCAGGCCGTGCGTAGGTCGCATCGGTTTGGGCAAAGCAACCAAGTCGTCAATGATATTGTTATCGCTGATACTGAAGGAACGGTGCTGCGTGCTGTGCAGACTAAAGCTCAAAAACATGAAGAGATGAAGCGTCGAATGTCTGACGCGATGAAGAACGCGCAAGTTCAAGCGAGCGTAAAGGTGAAATATGATCGCCCGCTTGATCTTGCTTTTCCTGATTGGATCAAGACAGAGGTATAGAAACATGAAACAGCCAGAATATCAAGGTAAAGGATGGGCGATCCATAATAGCGATTGCATAGAAGGCATGTGGGCAATGCCAGAAAACAGTGTTGATAGTGCGATATTTTCGCCGCCATTTGGCGATCTTTTTGTTTACTCTGACAGCGAAAGAGATTTAGGGAATGCTGGCGAGGGAGCGTCATTTTTTGCGCAATATGCTTTTTTTGCAGAAGCGTTGACGCGGGTTCTGCGACCGGGCCGAATTGCATGTGTTCACTGCACTGACTTACCTATGCGCAAAGGCAAACATGGCGCTATCGGATTGCAAGACTTTTCTGGTGATCTCATAAAGGCTCACACAGAAGCTGGGTTAATTTATCATGGACGGGCAACGATTTGGAAAGATCCAGTTGTTGAGATGCAGCGCACAAAGGCGCATGGCCTTCTTTACAAGAACATTAGAGCAAATAGCGCTTTTAATCGCGTTGGTATGCCGGATTACATGCTGATGTTTCGTAAGGATTGCGAAAAAACGCATTCTGACTTTTCCCCTATTGAGCACGCCGCGCCCGATGACGAAAAAACAAAGTTAAAAATAGCAAAAGGGTGGCTATCCGATTTGCGAAGAGTAGGTTTGTGTCAAAAAATACCCGACGATAAAGTTTTGACAGAACTACTAAAAGACGCTGAATTTGACGTTTACGAATGGCAGCAACAAGCAAGCCCAGTCTGGATGGATGTAGATCAGGGCAAGGTTTTGCGCCGTGTGAAGGCTGCAAACGATGAAAAGCATGTTTGCCCGTTGCAGTTAGATGCAATTGCTCGCTGTTTGCGGTTGTATACTAAACCGGGCGACATCGTTATGGACCCTTTCAATGGCATAGGATCCACAGGTTACGAAGCTGTAAAGATGATGCGTCGGTATATTGGTTTTGAATTAAAACCTGAATATGCCGCGCAGGCAGAATGCAATTTGCAAGATGCAGAGCAGTGCTGTGCTGATCTGTTTGCAGCGGAGTGATCGGTTTCACAAGTCCTGATCGCCAGAATAAAGGCGCGGGAAAAGGCAAAGAAGGGGTGTAAGAAGTGAGTATCCAAAAATCACAAAGCGCGATGGTGAAGGCTTACCTTGATATGGGGCTGCGCATTACGTGTAAAAAGGCTTTCACGCAATTCGGGATTGGACACCTTCCGCGCCGGATTAAGGATCTGAAAGAGGCGGGCTATCCGATTGCGGACGCATGGATCAGCGTCAGAAAAGCTAACGGCCAGAAGGCGCGCGTCAAAGAGTGGCGGCGCGGCTGATGGCCCGTTTTAAGCCGCCACAAAGGGCGAAGAGAGACGCCAACGAGGATCTTATCGTGGACGCCTTAGAGGCTCATGGCTTCGTTGTAGAGCGCACTGACAAGCCAACTGACTTACTCATTTCTAAGCGCGGCCTGACGTTCCCGGCAGAGGTCAAGAACCCAGCAGGGCGCAACCGGATCGAGGCGGCGCAAGAGCGTTTTCTAGAGAAATGGCCAGCGCCGGTGCCGATTTTTCGCACGGTCGAAGACGTGGCCAAGTTCAACGCTTGGGTGTGCGGCGAAACGCAAACATCAATACTAGAAGTGCGGGGCGTAGCGATATGAGTGGATGGATAAGCGTTACGCGCAAACACGCGTTAGGCAAGCACGATTTATTTAAAAACGAGCCTTTCACAGAGCGGGAAGCCTGGACGTGGTTAGTCGCCAATGCGGCATGGGAAGACACCACGCATAGGGTAAGTGGGCAGCGTGTTGACGTACCGCGCGGAAGCTTCATCGGAACGCTGCGGGAAATGATGACCGAATGGGGCTGGGGGTCTGATACCAGAGTCCGCAAATTCCTGGCCAAATTAGAAGGCGAGGACATGATCGAACGCACGGCGGTAGGTCAAAAAAACGCACGAAAAACGCATGTAACTATCTGTAATTACGACGATTATCAGAGCGTCGAAAATAAAAAAACGAGCAAAAAACGCACCGAAGAACGAGCAAAAAACGCAGTAAAAGAACAAATAAACAATAAACAAACAACTTCTAACGAAGTTGTGGCGCGCGAAATCCTTTCGGAAGTCGTGGCGGAATTTCAGGCCCAAGAGTTTCTCGATTTTCGGCGGGAAATGCGCAAGCCGGTGACGCCTAGGTCAGCTAGGGCAATCGTGAACAAGCTGGTGGGGCACCATGACCCCTGGGGCGTTTTGAACAACAGCATCGCAAATGGCTGGCAGGGGGTTTTCCCAGAGACAACACGGCCAGCATTCACAGCAATTAACGGGGGGCAACATGGCAAACCTACCGATGACCCAAGAAATGATCCAACTTTACGGGCAATCGCTGCCGCCGCAACAGCGTTCTAAGCATCGCGCTTGGATCGGGGTGCGCGTCGAAGCCACGCTGGACGGCTACTGGCAAAGCTGCCCGCCCGATTTAGTCAAAGAAGAAATTTTAGGTGATTGGATGGCAGCGCTTGAAGCTTTTACAGAGCAAGAGATTCGCGAAGGTTTCCGAGAATATGGCAACGGCCCAGATTGCAAGCGAAAGCCAAAGACGGGCGACATTCGCAAAATCATTCTCAGCAACCGCGCCACTCAAGTGTCAGCGCAGCCTAAGTCAGCCGAAGAGCCGCGCAAGGTTGTCACGGCAGAAGAGGCGCAGAAGATCCTAGCTGAGACATTTACAGACGAAGAGCGCAACCCACTAACCCGATGCTTGAAAAAAATGGAAGGTGAAGACGCATGATTGTCGAATACGAAGGCGAAACATACGCGACAACCGCCGAAGCCAAGAGCGCTCTCGGCGTTGCTGAAATGACCCTTCGTCGAGCGGGCGTTAGTGGATCGTTTCGCGGCAAAAAAATAAAGGTCACGACACGAAAGCCAGCTGCAAAGGGCATTAGGCGGGATTTGCGCAAATGCCAATACACTGCGCAGGAAATTGCGGCACGAAACAATACAACGTATAGTTACGTTATGACCGTGGCAAAAGATATTGACGTTCGCCCCGTTGCGGTACAGGGTACACGTTTTTTATGTTTGCTCGGATACGACGATGGAAAATGGGTAAACGAAGAAGCTAAGCGTTTAAACGTTACGACCGGCCAAGTGTTGCAAATGCTGGTCACTGACGCCCGCAACGAATGAGACACCCGGCATTTTTTCCTGTGACCCTGCCGCGCGCAATAGCCGGGCCGCGCGTATCGGGTCGAAAATTAAGGGCCTCTAAAGCTTAACTCTCCTGACAGCTTGGGCTGTTCAAGTTGGTCTCCCCAGACCGCCCCCAGGACGCGCCAAATTGTTCTGGGGGCACCTTGACCATCTAAAACGCTTAAAGGCTATTTCTCAGCCAGCACAGAGGCTATGACGATGCATTCAGAAACAAACCCTAATCAGCTAGCCGCAATTTCAGAGGTTCAAATGAAAATACGCTGCGCAATTCAAGATGCTGTTAAGGCAGGCACGGCACGCGGAACAATCCTCGCCGCGCTACAACGTGAATGCAAATATTGGGAAGCGCTTGATGGGGAAGGGTAGCAAGCCAAAAAAAGTCAAAGCAAAGCAGAAGGCAGCGCCCCAGCAAGAGCAGGTGGCGGTGTTAGCGCAGCCTGACGGGGACAACAGACCGACACAGCAACGGCAAGCAAAGGGGCGGTGGGCCAAGCCACAGGGCGCAATGAAGAGCGCTCAACCCTTTGTAGATCTAGCGTCCGACGCGATAGGCCAAATGCACCAGCTAAACTTGCTTAGCAAGGGCGAGGAACAAGCCGCGCGACAGTTCCAAGCAGCCCGCGCCGCGTACTTGCAAGAGCTACCCGATATCTCAGGATATAGGTCTTGCATCTCAGGCAGCGTCCCAGGGTATGACGACAGCGACGGCGATCCGCTTGTGATCAAAGAATACAGGCGACTAGAAAAGTTGATTGGCCTACGTGACCGTAGCCTAGTTCTGGCAAGCTGCGAAGAGGGCCACGTTCCAAACACTTGGGATGGTCTAGTGCGGCTTAAAGTTGCGTTGGGGCGTATTGCGGGAAGCGGCAACGCGGCAGGCGTTCGAACAAAACCGCGCGTCTTTGCGGGCAACGAATAACGCGCGCAAATTGCGGGCTTGCGTCATTTTTTTGAACGTGTTATCTTATGGGAGACGAATTGCGCCTAGGAAAACCCTGAGCGCTTTTTTCGTTTTTGCGCCGTAGGACCGTGGCGCTTTAGAAGTCTTTGGGGTCTTGCGTGGTCTGGTCCAACTGGTCACGGCTAACGGTCCGCCAAAATAATTAAATAACGGGATATACCTTTGTGAGCGATAACCATGCGCACCAGCATCCCTTCGCTGGTTCTAAAGGGTCAAAGCTTCGGGCGCACTTACTAGACGTTGTGGGTTATCGTGACGGTTGGCGTTGTCGCATGTGTAGCAAGGCGCATTTGTTCAAAGGCAAGGCAGATCACAATAGCGCAGTGCTAGATCACATTAGACCGCACCAGCTCAGAGCAGACCTAACGTGGAACGCCGAAAACCTACAGCTCGTTTGCAAGCAATGCCACGATACAACATGCCAAAGCATCGAAAGGCGTCTATGGCCAGATGCAGATGCCATTGCCCTAGAGAAGACAACGGGGCCGTCAGCGGCCGTCACAGAGGACGGCAGGCCTATCTGGTAGGGTAGGGGGTGGGTCGATTGACGGGGATGTGAGACTGAAACCGGCCGCCACAACACACATTTAACGCTAAACCTAAAAACGTCAGGAATATTGACCTAATGCCGAGAAAGCGAAGAGCGGACAGCGTTGCGGCATATGTTGAAGCTGCGACGGCTGCGCCTATTCATCCGCCTTCGCACGTACCCCTTGCGGATGAAGACAAGCCGTTCTTTGCGAACGTCATTGATGAATTTGCGCGGTCGGAATGGACGGCGCACCAGTTAGAACTTGCGGCAATGTTGGCTCGCATCATGTGCGACTTGAACACGACGCAGCAAGAATTGCGGGTCGAGGGAGTTACGGCAAAAACAGACCGGGGAACGCCAGTAGTGAACCCTAAAGTGCAGATTGTCAAAGGCTTTACAAGCGACATTCTCTCCATGCGCAGATCCTTGGCCCTTCACGCGCGCGCGCGTGCAAACGGCGACAATCGAAATGTAGGCACGCGAAATGCTAAGCTAAAACAGGCGCAAGGCGAGGCTAATGATGATGGGCTACTAGCGAGGCCAAATTGACGCGAGGGGAAAAGGTAATTGCGTTTATTGAGCGTTATTGCCGAGTTCCAGAGGGAAAGCATGTTGGCAAGCCGATCCGGCTAGCTAAGTTTCAGCGCAAGTTTATTCTTGCAATTTACGACAGTCCGCGTCGGATTAGGCGGGCTTATCTCAGTATCGCACGCAAGAACGGAAAAAGCGCGCTGATCGCTGCAATCCTATTGGCCCATATCTGCGGGCCGGAAGCGGTCACTAATAGCCAGATCGTTTCTGGCGCACGGTCGCGAGATCAAGCGGCGTTAGTGTTCAAGCTAGCGTCAAAAATGCTTTCGCTAAGTCCAGAACTGGAAAAAGTGACGCGAATTGTTCCATCATCCAAGATGATTGTGGGGCTAGCGCGAAATGTAGAATATAAGGCGCTATCGGCGGAAGCTGGCACGGCGCACGGTCTAAGTCCGGTCTTAGCGATCTTAGACGAAGTTGGCCAAATCAAGGGCGAGTATGACGCCTTTGTCGAAGCCATTACGACAAGCCAAGGCGCTTATGACGATGCGCTTTTGATCGCAATTTCAACGCAGGCCGCGACAGATGCGGACTTGTTTAGTACGTGGTTAGACGACGCAAAAGACGATGAAGGCACAGTCTGCCACCTTTACAGCGCGCCAGAAGATTGCGACTTGCTAGACGAAGGCGCTTGGGCGGCGGCTAATCCGGCTCTAGGTGATTTTCGCAGCTTAGAAGAAATGAAAGACGCGGCGCAACAAGCCGTGCGAATGCCTTCAAAAGAAAACAGCTTTCGTTGGCTTTACTTAAATCAAAGGATCGAAGCTTCTACGCCGTTTGTCAACTCGACGGTTTGGCGTGAAAATGGCGGCACGCCAGGACCTATAGAAGGGCCGGTTTTTGCTGGGTTAGACTTGTCGGAAGTGCAAGACCTGACTGCTTTTGTTGCGCTTTCTCAAGTTGGCGAAAGCAAATGGGGCGTTCACCCTTATTTTTGGCTTCCTGGGGATGGATTAGTAGATAAGGCGCGGGCTGATCGGGTGCCTTATGACAGGTGGCACAAAGACGGGCATTTGTTGGCCGCGCCAGGGCCAACGGTAAGTTATGAGTATGTTGCGACGTGGATGCGCGGCTTCTGTGATGCACATGATGTGCGGCGCATTGCGTTTGATAGGTGGAATTTCCGCCATTTAAAGCCTTGGCTGCAAAGCGCAGGTTTTGCTGATTACGAGGTTGAAGGCGATAGCGCGATCTTCAAGGAAATGGGGCAGGGCTTTGCCAGTATGTCGCCCGCGCTACGAGACTTTGAAGGCGCGCTGTTGCGGCACGATCTTTTGCACGGCGCGCACCCGGTTTTAGAGAACTGTGCACGCAATGCAGTGGTTGAAATGGATGCTGCGGGCAATCGCAAGCTGACAAAGAAAAAGAGCCGGGGCCGGATTGATGGAATGGTTGCTTTGGCAATGGCGCTTAGTGTTTCGGTTGATGATCGTGGCGAAGCCGTAACCTCGCCTTGGGATAATCCCGATTTTAAGTTGAAGGTGGGCTGATATGAACAAGCCAGAGACGCGGAGTTACACACAAAACACGCCACAGACCATCTTTGAAATTTTCGGGCTGCAAACTTCTGCAACCGTTTCAATCGAAGAGGCTCTTGGCGTTCCAGCTGTGTGGTCGGCGGTCAATTTTATCTCGGGCGTAATGGCAAGCCTGCCTTTGTGCGTTTACGAAAAGACAAGCAACGGGCAAAAACGAAAAATTCGTGATACGGCGGCAAATCCGACCGTTTCAATGCTTTTTGACGCTGTAAACGACGATTTGACTTCGTTTCAGTGGCGATATGACATGTATTCTACTGGCGTTTTGACGGAAGGACGCGCAGTTACATATGTTGAGCGCGATAGCGCAGGGCGGGCAATTAATCTTTTCCCATTAGAAAGCGCCGCCGTTAAGCGCCTTGATAACGGTCGCAAAGAGTATCAAACAGGCACTGGCGTTAATTCGCGAAAGTATGACCAAGCCGACGTAATTGATGTAACTTATTGCATCAAGCCGGATCTTGTAACGCATCGCTCGCCGCTGCGTCAGTGCGCTGTTGCCGTAGGGAAAGCGGTTCACGGAGCGGAGTTCGGTTCTAAACTTTTCAACAATGGCGGAATGCCTCCGTATGCTTTAGAAGGACCGTTTCAAGGCCCTGAAAGTGCAAGCCGCGCAAGCGCAAATGTTGAACAGGCAACGCAAGAGGTGGTAACGCGCGGCGGGTTAGTGTTGCCAATTCCGACAGGGCACAAGCTAATTCCTTTAGGCTCAGATCCAGAAAAAATGCAAATGGTGGAAAGCCAACGCTTTGCGGTTGAAGAGATCGCACGAATTTACATGGTTCCCCCAACATTTTTGCAAGATCTAACGCACGGCACGCATTCGAACACTGAGCAGCAAGCTTTGCAGTTTGTCAAATTTTACGCGCAACGGTGGATCGAACAATTTGAAGCTGAGCTTACGCTCAAGCTTTTTGGGCGGAGATCGCGTCGGTTAGTTGCTTTTGATGTAAATGGCTTTTTGCGTGGTGACTACACGACACGCATGGAAGGCAATGCGCGAGCGATCCAGACGGGCCAGCTTACGCCAAACGAAGCGCGACAAATGGAAAACCGCGAGCCAAAAGACGGCGGCGACGATCTTTATATTCAAGGCGCAACAATTCCGTTGACGCAAGCGGAGGCATTAACAAATGACGAAAGCTGAAAAGCGCGCTAACGGTCTAAAGGCCGAAGTGCGGGCAGATAAAAGCGGCTTGCGGGTCGAAGGTTATGCGGCTGTGTTTGGCGAAGAAACTAATATAAGCGGCGTGTTCCGCGAGGTGATTGAACATGGCGCGTTTCGTGATGCAATCGGGCGTGATGACGTGGTTTTTAATATAAATCACGAAGGCTTGCCGCTGGCGCGAACGCGATCAGGCACGTTGGAGCTGGAAGAGGACGATTACGGACTAAAAATGGCAACCACGTTGGATGCAGAAGACCCAGACGTAAAAAGCATTGCGGGAAAAATGCAGCGTGGCGACTTGGACAAAATGTCGTTTGCGTTTTTTGTTGACCGCGAGGAATGGGAAGAAGACGAAGAAAAAAACCCACTTCGGCGTATTAAAAGCGTGCGCTTGCAAGATGTGTCAATTGTCACTTTCCCGGCATACGAGGGCACAGAGATCGCGCTGCGGTCGCGCCCTGCGCCTAAAGCCGACACCTGGAAGCTAAAGCAGCTTCGGAAGTTTCTGAGATAGCGGCATAGCCGCTTAGCCCTATAATCCCGCCCTTGGGCAAGGCAGGAAAGAACGCCGTGAGGCGTACTATTCCCTTAGATGGAGGCCCCTGATGGCTACTATTAAAGAACTGCGGGAGCAGGCGGCTAAAGTCGTCACTGAGGCCCGCTCAATGCTTGATGGCATTAAAGACGACGCAACGGCAGAAGTTCGCAAAGAGGCCGAAATATCGGTTGATAAGGCTCTTGATGAGGCAAGCGCACTTGAGGCCCGCGCTGATCGTCTCGAAAAGCTGGAAGCCGCTGAAAAACGTGCTGTTGAGCAAGCAGAGCGCGAGGAACGTGAAGCGCGTGAAGCTAAGCGTCCAAGCCACGAGGCCAAAGAAGTGCGCAACGGTGGCAATATGGATTACCGCAGCGCATTCCATGCTTATATGGCAGCTGGTGGCCAGCTTGGCGCTATGGAAAGCGAAGCGCGCGCTGTGCTGGAAGGCGGCTATGTGAGCGGCCCAGAATCGCGAGCACAAACTACGGCAAACACGGCTGGCGGCTACTCGATACCCGAGGAAATGTTAGAGCGTGTTATTGTCAGCATGAAGGCTTGGGGGCCGATGTATGATGGCGATGTTGTCACTGAGATTGTGACGTCTGGTGGCAATCCGATGCCAATGCCTACTGTTGACGACACAACGGTTACGGCTGGCGCTCACACTGAAGGCGCGACGTTGACCGACGATGGCGGCAAGGACGTTACCTTCGGCACTAAGCAGCTTGACGCATATGCGTTTGATACTGAATGGTTGCGTGTCGCGAAAGAACTTGCAGACGACAGCTTTATTGCCATGGAAACGTTTATCGGCGGGCTGCTTGGCGAGCGCCTTGCGCGTATTGCCAACTTGCAGTTAACCACTGGCTCTGGCTCTTCAGCGCCAAATGGGATCGCAACAGCGGCGGGTACTGGCCTAACAGCGGCAGGAGCATCGGCGATCACGTCCGATGAGATTATTGATCTAGAGCACAGCGTTGATCCGGCTTATCGCACGGGGCCGCGCGTTGGTTTTATGATGAATGATTCAACGCTCAAGGCAATTCGCAAGCTAAAAGACGGCGACGGCAACTATCTTTGGCAAATGGGCAACATTCAAGCTGGTGTCCCCAACACTCTCAATGGGCGTCCGTACTACATTAACCAAGACATGGCGTCGATTGCTACCGGCAACAAATCAATGTTGTTCGGTGACTTTGGCAAATACTTTGTCCGCAAGGTTGGTCAACCTTTGATTGGCGCAATCCAAGACAAGGATTTTTGGCCTGGGTTTGGCATCGCTGGATATATCCGTTTTGACGGTGAATTGTCCGACGCCGCAGCTGTTAAGGCTCTTGTTCAAGCTTAAGCGACTTTTGGGGGGCTGCTTTTTGCGGCCCCTTACTTAAATCGCGTTGGAGGTTTTCGCATGAAAGTTAAGTTATTGGTATCACGTTCAGGGCCGCTCGGATCGCACAATGCGGGAGACGTGATCGATGTAGATACGGATGAAGCGAAGCGGATGATCGAGCACGGCCAAGCAGAGCTAGTGCGTGCGTCCAAAAAACCAGAAAAAGCGGTCAAGTGAGTTATCGCCGCGTAACTGTTAGCTCCTTCGGCGCTGCGGTTGTCTCGATAGCCGACGCTAAGGCCCATTTGCGCGTTGATTTTGACGATGATGACGCGCTGATTGCTGGTTATGTTGATGCAGCAACGCGCTACGTCGAAAAGGCAACAGGTACGGCGATGCGCGCGCAAACGTGGTCTTTTTCTTTAGATCGTTTTTGGAACCGTTGCCAGCCGCTTCCAGGCGGGCGCGTTACGTCGGTCACGTCAATTCAATATTACGACGTATCAGAAACTCAACAGACGCTTTCGACAGATGATTACATAGTGTCGTTGGGGATCGTTCCAGCGATTGTTGAAGCGCCGAATGGTTGGCCGGGAACGCAAGTTCGCGAAAACGCAATTACAATTACATACGTTGTTGATGGTCCAAACGAACCAGGGCTGTTGCAGGCGGTAAAGATGCTTGTGGCTCACTGGTATGAAAACCGAGAGGCTGTCGATAACGATATGAAAACCGTCCCGATTGGGTTTGACAGCCTAATCAACATGCACTCAGCAGGGTGGTATGGCTGATGGGCGCGGGAAAGTTGCGGGACAGGGTAGAGATACAGTCGCGCGCAAGTGGAGTCGATGCGTTCGGCGGGCAATTAGAGACATGGGTTGCGCAATACGAGCGCGCTGCCGAGTTCGTGCATCTAGGCGGCGGTGAGGGCGTCGAGGGCGCCCGAATTGCGGGCCGGGAAATCTACAAGTTGAAGTTGCGCGCCGATGCGAAAACGCGGGCGATTTCGGCGGACGGTTGGCGGGTGCGCGACACGCGCCGTAACACGGTGTTTAACGTTCTGAGCGTTGACGCTGTGACAGATGCCGCGTCGGTTTATTTGAGGGTCGAGGCATGATTACGTTTAGCGCGATGGGCTTCAAAGAGCTTGAGGCAGAACTAGCTAAGATGAAGAACCCAACGGCGCGGGGCGTAGGGCGGCGCGCTATGCGCAAGGCATTAAAGCCGGTGCAGGACACGGCTAACGCATTTTGGCCGGGGGCGTCTAACGAGGCGTTTCGCACGTCAAGCCGGGTTAAGCGTAACCAGCCGCAGCCAGAGGACACGCCGACGCTTTTGCATATGTTTGTAGGTTCGCCGGAACCGCACGCGCATTTGCTGGAATTTGGCACGGGGCCAAGGACACAGACAAGCACGGGGCGTTATACGGGCTTTGTGTCGCCGCTGCCGATGCTTCAACCGGCCTGGGATATGAACAACGCCAAGGTTCTTGACGAGCTACGCGATATCTTGGGCGCCGAGATCAAGAAGACGTTCGCGCGGATCGCGGCTAGGGCCTCGCGCTAATGGAAGAGGAACTTTTCGCCGTCATTGATGCGGCGGTAGCGTTTTCGGTGGCCTGGGGGGTGTTGGGTGAGGGTACGGCTACGCCGCGCGCCATGCTTTCGCGGGCATCCGCTGTGCAAGAGCAGTCGATTGATGCGGCGGGGATATTTCGCGCCCGTGTAAATGCGGACGTGTACGGCAAGAGCTACGCCGAAACGATAACAGCAGCCCGCGCAATTCGCGCAGCGCTAAACCGCTACCAAGGCGGGACAATTCAGGGCGTGTTTTTCGAAAATGCGCGGGACATGACAGCCGACGATGCGGGCCTCTTATACCGCGTCGGGCTGACTTTTTCGGTGGTTTACGCCGAAGCCTAAGCCGGGGCGCCCGGTTTTCAACATGCAAGGAGTTTGCAATGTCAGACGCAAAAATAGTACACGGCGCTACGGTCGAGTGGGGCACTGATGGGTCGGCCTATACGACAATTAGCGAGGCGCGGACGCTGATCGTTCCGACAACAGAGGTCGATTATATTGAAGCGACTAGCTTGGACAGCTCAGGCGGTTTTCGTGAGTATGTTCCGGGCCTCAAGGACGCGGGCGAAGTCTCGGTTGAATGCAACTACACGCCGACGATTTACGGGCTTGCAGAAGGCTATCGGACGAACGGCACGCAGCTTTACCTACGGACAACGCTGCCGTTGTTCACGGGGCAATCGACAACGGGCGATATTTTCACTTTCCGCGCGTTCTGCACGCCAACTTTGCAGCAAAACGCGGTGGGCGACATTATTATGATGACGCTGGCTTTCCGCATCACCGGTGCTGTTACTTATGCGGCGGGTAGCTAATGATATCTTCGGTTGTTCGTGAAGTCAGCGGCAAGTTGGAAACGCTTAAATTTTCTACGCGGGCGCAGGCGCGCGTAGAGCGCGCTTTGGGTATGAGTATTCAGGGCGTTTTGACGGGGCTAGAGCGCAACGAATACGGCGTTGACGCTGTGTCCGAGATCCTGGCGGCGTCATGGAATGACGGGCGCGGAACGTCGGTTGAAATTGTTTATGACCTAATAGACGAAATCGGCTTCAAGGAAGCGGGCGTCTTGGTGTCTGAGTTGTTCAAGGCGGCATTGGCACCGACAACCGGCGACACGGGCGCGCGTGCCGAAAAAAAGCAGTAAATTGGGATGAGGCGTTAGGCTTTTGGGTGCAGTCGGGGCAACCGGCTCATGCCTTTTGGGATTGCACTTGGCGCGAGGTGGATATCATCTTGAAGGCGTCGTATCGCCGGGACTCGCATTTAGCTTGGTTGTCGGCAAAATATGCAGCGTTCGCCTATCACGAGCCTAACAAAATTCCCGACAGTTTAGCGGTTGAAAAACCGAATCCGGCGCCGATGCGCGAGGCGGACGCAATAGCGGCCCGCGCAATTCTGATCGGCTGGGCAAGTAGGAGTGCGGCGCATGGCTGAACCGATTGCAGCGCTACGGGCGCAGCTTTCAATGGATAGCGCCTCGTTTGAGCGGGGCGCAAAAAAGGCCAGCAAGTCACTTTCTGGCCTTTCGAAGCAAGCAGGCGCGGCAAAAAAAGAGGTAGAAGCGGCGGGCGCTGGTCTTCGTGCGGCGTCGACCGGCGCCATCGTCTACGGTGCTAATGCTTTGAAGGCGGGCCGTCACACTGCGAACCTTACAGCGCAGTTTAATGACATTGGGGTCATGTTAGCGGCGGGCCAGAACCCGCTACAGTTGGCCATGCAGCAAGGTACGCAAATAACCCAAGTATTTGCGCAAATGGGCGTGACTGGGAAGGATGCTTTCGGCGTTATTCTGGGCGGGCTGCGTTCAATGATTTCGCCGCTAAATTTGGCGACAATCGGGATAATTGCAGGGGGCGCGGCGCTGACAAATTGGGCGTTTAGCGCGGGGGAAGCTGAAAAGGGCGCGGAAGACCTGGAGAAACAATTGCAGCAAGTGACGGACGCCGGGAAAGAGGCCGCGCAAAACGTTCGCAAGGTGCGTTTGGGTGTTGATGACAATGAGCTAACGTTGCTTGATCAACTTGCGGACAAAAGGCGGTTAATTGCACTTTCGGAGGAAGATCTTTCCCGCTCGGGCGCTGTGCAGCGAAAAAATATCAGAGATAGGATAGCGGAAACACAAAAAGAAATAGAGACGCTACAAGCGAGGCTGGACGCACTACGGGGCAACACAACCGAAATTGAAAAGCATGAAAAAGGCCTTCGTGAGATTTCGGATATTGAGCGAATGCTTGGTGAGCAGGTGCAGGATGCGTTGCGACAGAGGGCATTGTCAGCTTTTGCCGCTGAGAAAGAGGCCGCTACCCTTCTTCGGGCCATGTCCTCGCAAAATGACATGGCCGCTGTTGCGCTGGCGCACGGGCGGGATAGTGAAGAGTTAGCGCGCGCTCGCGCTTGGTCAGAACATAAAGCAACGCTTGAAATGATCGAGGCTTTAGGCGTCTCGGAAGACATGCAAACGGCGCTAGAGGCCGCAGCAAGTGATGCTTACCATCTTGCCAGGGCGGATATTGCGTCGACTATATCGGCGGGCGCGTCTAAGGCGCAAAAGCTGGCGAATTGGCTAGGCGTTGCACTTAGCACCGCGCTGGAGCTTTCGGCTGTTACGCCTGCAATGGCAGACGAAGACGCGGTTATGTCGCAACAGGTAGTTCCTGACGCGGGGATGCGGGCGGGGCATCGAACTGCGAAAGAGAGGTTTGCGCGACTGACGCGCCCAAATGGTCGCAGTGGCGTCGAAGGTGGCGCTAACCGTGAGCACACGCAACGATTGCGCGAGGCAGAGCAAGTCATGCGGCGGCTGGAAACAGCAACGCAGGCTTACAACCGCGAGCTTGCGGACCTGCAAGAGCTTTACAATCTGGGATACCTCAAGGCTGACCAATTCAGAGCCGCGCAAGAACACTTATCGCAACAATTCGCTGAGCAAGAATTTGGCGACGTGATCCGGGGCTTCGAAAGCGTGGCGGATGCGATAGCGGGCGCAATCGTCAATAGCGAAAGCCTAGGCGAGACGTTTAAGAACGTGATAAAGCAAATGGTTGCTGAGTTAATTAGCTCTAATATCCGCAATCTGCTTCTGAGCACTTTTAACATAGGCGCGCGGCGTAGTCGGGGCGGGTTTCTAGGCAACCTGTTCGCGGGCTTCTTTGACAGCGGCGGCAATATCCCGCGCGGGCAATTCGGCATTGTGGGCGAGCGCGGGCCGGAGCTTGTGCAAGGCCCCGCGCAAGTCACGTCTCGCAAAGACACGGCGGCGATGATGGGCAGCAGGTTAAACGTTAGCGTTTCAGTCGACGGCGGCGGAAACCTGAAAGCGCTTGTGCGCGATGAGGCGGGCAAGGTGGTTGCGTCTAGTGCGCCGACGATTGCCTCGCGCGTGCAGAAAGAAACCTTTCCGCGAAATGCGGCTGACTATCAGGAACGCGGCTAAATGGATCGTCCTATCGTCACAATCCCGCGCACGATATTACGCGAGGTCAAACACGATTGGTTTGTGGATTGGCGGGGCCAGTTTACGGGGACAACGCTCGCAGGGCAGACCAAGGTTGTTTATCCCGGCTATGCGCGGTGGAAAGGCACGGTTAACCTCTTCCTTTCGCAGGGGGATTATCTTAAATGGCGTGCAATTATGCTGGTCGCGCAAGGGCACATCGGAATTTACCGGACGCCTATGTCGGACCCGCTGAGCTTCGAGCGTTCTAAACCCACGGTCAACATGACGACGGGCAAAGGCATGACCACCGGAAAATTTTTAGAAAGCACAGAAACCGTTTTAGCGGCGTCGGCGGCTGCGTTGGGCGCGACAAGCCTGTCGGTTGATATCCCTACGGGCGGGCGCGTTCCGGTCCAGGGGCAGCTAATGTCGCACGGGCTAGATTGGCCGTTTGGCGTCATATCGGCGGACCCTGATGAAACGGTTGCTGATCGCTATACGCTTGAAGTCTCGCCCCCTTTGCGCGCGGCGGTTGCGGCGGGCGACGAGGTGAAACACGAGGCTATAGGCCGATTTGAGATAGCGGACAGGGACTTCGGCTTCCCGCAATATGACGCGAATAACGCGGGTACATTTTCAATCGCGTTCCAGGAGGTCTTGACGCGATGACGTGGAACGCCACAGATGACGTAATTGGTGCGTTAGATTTGGTCGAAATTGACACGTCTGATGGGACGCACCGGTTCATGCTCGCCATCGACGGTACGTTTATTGACAAGGATGGCAATTCTTGGGTCGGGTCAACTCTGTTGTCTTCGCCTCGCCTGGAAAGCACAATCGGCGGGAATGCTCCGTCCGGGTCTGTGTCAATCAGTTACTTCCAGCCGCCCGGTGACGAGGATCTAGTCAATAACCTAGTGTCGCAGGGTAACGATTACGTTTTTGGTCGAGAGATACGATTTTACTTGCAAAAACTGTGCGCGATCGACGAATTTTATGCGCCGATCATCGCACCTATGCTCGTGTTTACGCGCACCATGCGCACGGTGAGTTACGAAGCGACTGGCGCTGAAGATCGGAGGATTACGTTGTCTTTTGAATCGTGGACCGAAGACAGGCGGGCAAGCCGCAGAATTGCCTACAATACGGAAGGGCACAAGCAGATATTAGGCGGCGTGGCGAATCCATCACTTACCTACATGCCGACCACTTCGTTGCAAGAAGAAAAGCTGTTTGGTTAATGGATGCACTTGACCTAGAATTGAATAAGTGGATGACCGAACCCTTTACGTGGGAAACGCACAATTGCTGTTTCCTGGCGGGCCGTTGGGTCGCTCAAGTCGTTGGGTTTGACCCGTCCGAATCCGATCACTTTACATTTGACGATATGGGAAGCTGTCAGCGCACGACAGGCTGGTTCCGCGATCCGGTCGGAACGTTTGACAAGCGCGCTGTTGTCGCGGGTCTGCCGCGAACCGACACGCCGAGACGCGGCGACGTGGGGGTGATCAAGGTTCCCGACGAGCGACACCCGGTCGCTGGTATTTTTACAGGTCAATCCTGGGCCTTTAAAACGCAAAACGGTGTCAAGTCGTGGGCACCGAAGACGGTTGAACCCCTTGCGGTGTGGAGTGTTAATTTTGCGTAGAGCTTTATTTGCAGCACTCTTGGCGTCTACGGCGCTAACGCCAACCCCAGCGAAGGCGACGGGCGTTGAGGCGTTTTTACTTGGGTTTGCCGGGGCGGGCGCTACAACGGGCGCTGTGGCGTCCGCTTTGGGTGTTGGAGGGCTATTTCAGGCAGGGGCATTTCTGGGCACCACTTTAATCGGCCAAACGCTTCTAAGTCTCGGCGTGAGTGCGGCACTAAATGCACTCACGCCACGCGCACAACCACCAGAGCCAAGCGCACGACTGCTTAATTATGCGCAGCCGGTGAGCTATGCCGAATGGCCGGTAGGACGCACGCGCAAAGGTGGTCCGTTAGGATTTACGGCCTTCAACGGCGGCAAAAGGTACTATTCGGTAATACTCGCCGCAGCGCCCGTCGGAGGTGTGGTTACGCATTACCTTGATGACCGAGAGGCAACTATAAACGGCAGCGGCATCGTACAGACCGCGCCGATGACTGATTTGGGCTACATAAATTTTCAAAACGGCGATTCAAACACAGCAGACAGTACGCTTGTGGCGACGTTTCCTGAAATCACATCGTTTCATGATTTTGACGGTTTAGCGGTGGCTCACTTGTGGGCAAAGCGTCCCAAACCGGAAGACTTTTCTGAAGTATATCCAAACGGTCGAGAGTGGAATTACTCGCCTTTAATTGACGGCGTGAAAGTGTATGACCCAAGGACGGCGACAACGGCACATTCGCGCAATCTTGCACTAAATACCGCGTATTGGCTAACGACCATCCTTGGGCGGGTAATACCGACCACACACGCGTGGTGGAACATGGTTGCTGGACAAGCTGACGTGTGCGACGAGACGGTGACCAATGGCGAAGGCGGTACGCAAGCAAAATGGCAACTGGACGGCGTGTTTTCCGATGATGAGGAATTTGAACAGCAACGCAGCAAGGTAGCACTTGCTGGCGACGTGTGGTTTTACGAGCGAAGCGACGGCTTACCTGGGTTCAAGGTCGGAAAGTACGAGGAACCAACCGTAACTTTGACGGAATCAAACTTTTTGCAATTCAGTATGTCAGAAGGTTTTTGGGGTCGGAACGCGCCAACCGAGATATCACCGCAATACGTCGAACCTTCTCAGAAATGGCGAGAAGCACCAGCCGGAACGTTGGTGCTCGATGCGACAACACGGCAAGTTAAAGACGAACCTACGCTATTCATGGTGGCAAGCCACAACCAAGCGTGTCGTTGTGCCAAGCGTTTTGCTGCGGTTAAGCGTGCCGATTATAAAATCAAGGCTACCGTTGGATTTGAAGGATACGATCTTATCGGTGAGCGTTTTGTGCGCATTCAGGCTTTGGGTAAAGACATCGTATGCGAGATACAGGAGTTATACCGCAATGAGGGTGGGCATACGTTCGACTTGGTAGGGCAATCGGTCAATGCGTCTGATTTTGACTATGTTGCAGCTATAGAGGAACCGGCGCGCCCGACGTTTGATCAAGTTGTAAGCGAAAACACCGTGGACCCTGTGACAGGTTTAACGGGCACTGCGGCGGATGGGGGCGAGATTAAATATCAATGGAACGCTGCGGATGCAAGCTTGAGCCAAGAGTTGCGAATTAAACGCTCGACAGAAGCAGACTGGACCGTCATTCCGATCACGAGCGGGCAAAGCACTTACACGGTCAACGGCTTGACAGACGGTCAGACATACCAAGCGCAGATTCGAAACGTTACGGGAACACGGCGACCATCAGCGTGGTCGTCGATGATAAGCGTCGCGGCTGTTGAGAATAGCACAGCTCCAGTGGTGTTGACCGCTTTTGCAACAAGTGAGAGCGCAGGCACCGTGACTGTAAATTTCACAGCGCCGAATGATGCGAATTATTTCGCTACCCGCATTTATCGGGCTGGCTACAGCGCTGGTTATAGCGGGCCGTATAGCATTGACAGCGCCAGTGTGATACGGACAGAGTACGGCATCCCGAGTGGTGATGACAGTTATGACGACATAGGTTTGTCTACGGGTCATTATGCATATTGGGGCGCACCAATCAACGCATCTGGCGTTGAAGGGACGGCGAGCGGGCCGCAAACAGAAGACGTAGCTTAAACTAGGGGAAAAAGAAATGACTTTACCGGTTAAGACAGTCATTCGCGGCAATCCCGTGTCGGCAGATCATGAAATTGACCCAACTGAACTTGTTACTCTTTTGGAAGAGATTCAAACCAATTCGCTCGCTACAAATAGCGCAGCTTATTACGAAGATTTATTAACCGACTTGCAGGCCATCAGTAGTCCAAGCGACGGTGATATTGGCTTTGTGACAAATGATCCTACGTCAGCAAACAATGGCGCTTATCGTTACGCAAGTGCAACTTGGATTAAAACTTCTGAGCTACCGATTGGAGCTACGTCTTCGGCAGTTTTGGCGCGCAAATGGGCAAACGAAGCCGAAGACACGGTCGTCGAGGACAGCGAGTTTTCGGCTAAGCATTATTCCGCAAAATCTAGCGCGTCTGCAACCGCTGCCGCATCGTCCGCAGCCGCTGCGGCATCGTCTGAAAGTGCAGCCGCAATAGATGCGGCAACTGTTGCAAGTGATCGTGCAGCAGTTAACGCGCTTGCTTCTGTGCTACCGGCTGATAGCGTTGTGGCTACTTTTGCAGATCTGCCGGTTTCGCCGTCAAGCGGCGATATTGCGCTGATATTAGCCGACGAGAATGCAGGGGGAATCGCGACATTACGTCGATATGACGGCGCTGATTGGGACCACGTCGTTTATGTTTCGCGCCCTATGTTCGCGACCGTGCCAATAATGCTCGCCGCGCCGGGATCATTTGCCGAAAACGATTTAATAACCGTGTCAGGTGATGACGGTAATTTTTTGTATACGGTGGCGGCGTCTTCGGCGTCAGATGATGACTTGCAGATGGCAAATGGCACAAAGCTTTACGCCGTTCCAAGTTCGGCGGGGATGTCGCTTCGCTCTTTTGCGCCCGTAGCTGATAATTCCACGGACGATGCATCTAAAGTTAACGATCTATTTGCGGCAACTGGTTATGGCACCTGTGTTTTCGACGAAAACACTGCTGTCGCTGTTAATAGCGGCCTGACCATGCCGCCTGAAATCAAATTCAAGGGGCAAGGCGGCTCTAACTACGCTAATCCGAGCCGAGCAAACGGAAGCAAGATCGCAAATACCAGCGTAATCGCTGGCGCTGTGGTCTCAATCACCGGGACAACGCTGCAATCCTTAGGTGGCAACACTGATCGTCTCTGGATCACATCAGCGGGTGCAGGTGCTTCGACGGATTTAACGGGTGTCAATCTGTATGGGATTGAGGCTACAAATCTTTTTAACCATATTTTTCACGAATTGGTTGTTGAGCATTTCAACGGTGCCTGGGCCTTCTGGTCCAGTGGGCAGTGTAACAAGTTAGTTTTTGTCAGACCGCGCATTCTAATCGGGGGGCACCGTGTAGCTGTCGGGGCATCTAGCTCCACGCAGGCATATGGCGGCGGGCTTTACCTTGTTGCCGCGCCAGATAGCAACGTGGAAGATCCGTTCATCGAAGCAGTAGACGGCAACGGTATTTACTTGGGTGGTAACTCGAAAATTCGCGGGGGCTTTATAGACCTGTGTATGCGGGGGGTACTGTGCGCCAACGGTGAAAACTCCTCTATTAGCGACACCAGCTTAAAGTTCCACACTAAAAACGCGATTTACCTGTTTGATTCGCCCGATTTCTCGATCAGAAACGTAAAGGCAAAAAGCGGGAACACGGCGGGCGCTATTATTAACAGCAACGATGCGTCAACTATTCGACTAGCCTCAAACGTTGACCGACTGACAATAGAAGGTTGTGATTTTGTTCATAATCAACAATGGCGAGGTCCAAATACACCTGCAGTCATTAGCTTGGGCGCGTCAGGCAATAGTGCGAAAATGTCAAATTGCGTGCTCGGCGACGTGCGAGTGAACGATACCCACATTGTCGATGGGAATGGGGTCTGGCCAGAAGGCGGGTTCGAGTTCTGCGACAACGCCTTGCAACTTGGATCTGCTCGGGCAGAGTTAGACGCGGCAGTCGCGTACACTAGCGGTCTGATTGTCGAGTCGGAAAAATACACAACTACGTACAGTGGTGCCACGTATGTTAAAAAGAATAATTCATCTACAGCGCCGTTGCCATACACGACGCCCGTATCTTTTGAACCCGATGAATGGGTCGAGTTAGAAGAACGCGACAAGCGCGGTCTAGTTGTGCCGAACGATGTAACGGACGATTTTGGAACCTTGCACGTTACGGTGCATGACGGTGCTACTGACGATTGGGCACTGACACTTGGACAGCGTTGCAACATTCAAGGCCGTGTCAAGACTAAGGGTGTCACAAAGCTAGTCCAAGGCGGGGGGGGAACCATCGCGCCCGCATTCTTGTGTGATGCCAAACCGACAACAATCGGTAGCGTAACCAGCACAAACGGCGCGTTAAAAATCCGGGGCCTGTCCTGGCCGATTAACGCGGCTCACACCGGAGGAAGCACTAACGAGGATTTCGCCTTAGCCGATCTGCCAGCTTCGTTTCGCGGTCGCGTCTCAGCTATCGGCCGTCAAACGTCTGGACTGCACTTATCTGTGACAGCCGATGTTGACTGGGACGGCTCTACTTTGACGGTTTCAAACGTTGATAGCAATGCGACCGGCGGGGCGTTTTCGATTCCGACATTTGTTGCGTCTGGCGGCGTCTTGCACCTGCGATTTTCTTCGTCGTCGGCGACGAACTTTACCGTAAATTTTGAGTTCTCGGGTGGACATTGGACAATCGAATAAAAGTCAGCCTTCTTATAGGCGGCTCACCTCATTCTAATCCAGAGGGACAGAAAGGGAACTCATGGACGATTTAACTAGGAGGGTTGGAGCCTTGGAGACGGCACACGCAGATTTACGCCTGCAGCAAGCAAGGGCGGACGAGCGCGCTAAAAACGTTGATGACAACGTTGCCGAAATTCGAGACAGTTTGAAATGGCTTGTTAGGCTAGTCTTAACAGGGATCATCGGTGCGGCTATGACGTTGCTGTTAAGTGGCGGCTTGCCGGTGTGAGTGATTAACCTAAAGAGGTAAAAATGA